ACAATAAAGTAAATGGAACAGAAAAACAACACAGGTGCAATTTTTAAGAACGACTACAAAAAGACGGAGCAGCACCCAGACTACAAAGGTAAAGCAATGATCGACGGAAAAGCTAAAGACGTTGCAGTATGGTTAAACGAATCACAAAACGGCAAGAAGTATTTTAGTATTAAGTTTTCAGAACCTTACAAAGAAGCTGAAGCACCTAAACAAGATATGCCACAAGACTTACCAAAGCAATTAGACGACTTACCTTTTTAAGTTAGGTGTGTTCAAATCGGAGAAGCGTTCAGAAATGGGCGCTTTTTTTTATTCACAACGTTTCGTTGAAAACTACGTCTATACACTATTAGAAAATAATCACTACATTTGTTTAGATACTAATCAATGAAATGGCTTAAGAAAGTTGCAGAACATCACGAAGACTATTTACGCATTGTAAAAAGTTTAGGTGTTGACGACTTGGCAGAAGACATAGTACAGGAAATGTACATTAAGATTAGTAAGTATTGTTCGCCAGAACGCATACTACAAGAAAACGGAAAAGTAAACAAATACTACATAAGGTGCGTACTTTACAATTTAGTCTTTGACTACCGTAAACAACAAAACAAGCATAAGAAAGTTAATATAGAAGAAGTCTACAATTTGAAAGTTGAATACGATTACATAGAAGAAACAGAAGCTTTTACTTCATTGATTAGAAAAATTGATAGCGAAGTAGAAACGTGGCATTGGTACGATGAAATGTTATTTAACCTTTATCGTGATAGTGGAAAGTCAATACGGAAACTTTCTGAAGAAACACGAATTAGTACAAGCAGCATATTTCAAACGTTAAAGTATTGCAAAAACCAAATACGAATAAATGTAGGCGAAGACTACGAAGACTTTATGAACGAAGACTATGAATTACTATGAACGAAAAAGACGTAAAAGCAGAAATTAAAAGACTAAAGACAAAGATAAAAGGCGATATGTACGAAGATATGGAAACGATGCAACAGATATACGAACTAAAGCTAATCTTGAACCCAGAAATAGAAAACAAACCAGAATTAGACGACGACGAATGTTTGTCGTGTGGTGCTTAAATAAAAACAAATGGAAAAGAAACCTAGAAAAAAACGAACTACAAAAAAGAAGTCTGAAGGATTAGGCGACACAATAGAAAAGATAACAGAAGCTACAGGCATAAAAGCTGCGGTTAAGTGGTTAGCTGGTGACGACTGCGGTTGTGAAGAACGAAAAGAAAAGCTTAACAAACTTTGGCGATATACACAACCTAAATGCCTACAGGAAGACGAACACGAATGGTTAAATGAATGGTACATAAGAAGACGTGAAACTATGCGGCCAAGTGAACAGAGAAGAATGTTAGAAATTTACAATAGAATCTTTGACACTAACCAACAAGCAACACAATGCTCAAGTTGCTTAAGAGAGATAAACACGAAAATGTATAAAGTATTTGAAACTTACGACAATGCCAATACCTAAACCAAAACCAAACGAAAAGAGACGTGATTTTATGGCGCGTTGTATGTCTGAAAAAACAATGGTAAACGAATACGGCACAGACCAACGTTTAGCAATTTGCAGCACAAGTTATAGAGACAACCTACAAAAAGACGAAAAAGACAATGGCAAAAAGAGGTAGACCAAGAAAGATAGAAAGCACAGAACAAATGTACGATATGTTCAAAGCTTACAAAGTAGAACGTAAAAACAACCCACGTATAAAATACCACCTAAACCAAAGAAGCGGTGATATGGTAGGCGAACCTTTAGAAGTACCTTTAACTATGGAAGGCTTCGAAATATTTTGTTGGGAAAAGTACGACTTAACAATTAGTAATTACTTCGATAAGAAAGAAGAATACAAAGATTTTTATACTGTCTGTACGCGTATACGTAGAGAAATACGTGAAGACCAAATCACAGGTGGTATGGTTGGACAGTATAACCCAAGCATAACACAACGTCTGAACGCACTAAAAGAGCAGATAGAACAAACAAATATAGAGCAACCACTTTTTCCAGATGTTAAAGAGAACGACAGCGATAAATAAAATACTTGCGTTAAAAAAACGAATCAAAATTATTCAAGGCGGTACTTCGGCTGGTAAGACCTTTGGTATACTTCCAATACTAATAGACAAAGCTGCAAAGAAAGGTGGTTTAGAAATTAGCGTAGTAGCTGAATCAATACCGCATTTGCGTAGAGGTGCTTTACGTGACTTCTTGAAAGTTATGAAGTGGACCAACAGGTTCGTAGATGAACGCTACAATAAGTCACTACTAAAATACGAATTTGCAAACGGTAGCTTTATAGAATTCTTTAGTGCTGACGATAGCAAAAAACTTCGTGGAGGTAGAAGAAATATTTTATATATCAATGAGTGCAATCAAATATCTTTTGAAAGTTTTTTAGAAATGTCAATCCGAACAAAAGACGAAGTATTTTTAGACTACAACCCAACGGCTGAATTTTGGGTACAGACAGAACTTGAAGGACAAGAAGACGCAGAAAAGATAATCTTAACATACAAAGACAACGAAGCTTTAGACGTAGGAATAGTAGACCAAATAGAAAAGAACATAAAGAAAGCTGAAACTTCTAACTATTGGAAATCGTGGGTGGATGTTTATGTAAACGGTCTTATGGGAAAACTTGAAGGCATCGTATTTAGCAACTGGAAACAGATTGACACAATACCAAAAGAAGCACGACTTGTAGGCATAGGACTTGACTTTGGTTACACTAATGATCCAACTTCTTGCATAGAAATATACAAGCATAACGAAAAACGAATACTAAACGAAATAGTATATCAAACAGGAATGTTAAATAGCGACATAGCAAACAAGCTACCAAAAGACGTACCTGTATATGCAGATAGCGCAGAACCTAAAAGTATTGCAGACATTCAGCGCTATGGAATAACAATAAAAGGCGTAACGAAAGGCAGAGATAGTATTAACTACGGAATTGATGTAATGCAACGTGAAAACTATTTAGTTACTTCTAATAGCACAAATCTTATAAAGGAGTTAAGAAGCTATTGTTGGGACACAGACAAGACAGGTAAACGACTAAACAAACCTATCGACAATTACAACCACGCAATCGATGCGGTGCGTTATCACGAAATGGAAACGTTAGGAATGAACAAGAATTACGGAAGCTACAATGTATTATGATAGATTTAAGAAAAGGAGAATGTTTAAAGGAATTGAAAACAATAAAAACAGATTCTATTGATTGTATAATAACATCGCCACCATATTGGAAAGGTTTTGAATATGAGGCATATTTTAACTCTTACCTACAATATATAAATTGGTGTAAGGAATGGTTAAAAGAATGTAAAAGAGTTTTAAAAAAGAACGGAACTTTCTATCTAAATATTACAAACGATAGCGAAACAACTACAAGAGCATTTGAGTTACTGAATGTAGCGACAAACGATGTTATGTTTAAACTTCACGAGACTATTGTATGGTATCGTTACAATCAACAACCTGCAAACACTACAAGACAATTAACAAATCAAACTGAATTTGTTTTTATGTTAAGGAATACAAGTGCGAATGTTTACCTAAATAAAAAAGAAGCATACGAATACAATCCTAAAATGTTTAAGACTAAAAACGTTGGTAATGTTTGGGAAATACCGTTCAATAGTGGTAAAAAAAATACTAAATCATTCGGCAGAAAAGAAACCAAATCAGCATACGGACATAGCGGTTTTCCTTTAGAATTACCTACTACTTGCATACTTTTAAGCACAGAAGAAAATGATACGGTTTTAGACTTATTTATGGGTACAGGAACAACGGGTATAGCTTGTAAGAATACAAATAGAAACTTTATAGGAATTGATTTAGATGATAATGCTTTTAATATTTCTAAAGAACGAATAGAAGAAAACGAATACAAACTATTTTAGTCTGTAAAGTACAAAAACACAAAAAAAAAGTTATTACTATATGAAGTTAGATATTTTACTACCTACTAACCTTTCCGAAATACCTTTAAGTAGGTATCAAGAATTCATTGCTATGAAAGAAAAAAGCAACGATGAAGAATTTATAGCGCAAAAAATGATACAAATATTCTGCGGTATGAAGTTAGGCGAAGTGGCGAAGATTAAAATGAAGCACTTGAACGAATTAATTACACACTTTACAAAGGTGTTTAGTGAAAAGCCACAACTGATAAGAAAGTTTAAAATTAAAGATATAGAGTTTGGCTTCATACCAAAGTTTGACGACATAAGCTTTGGTGAATATGTAGATTTAGAAAACTATATGAAAGATTGGAAGACGTACCACAAGGCTTTAAGTGTTATGTACAGACCAATCAAAAACACGAACAAAGAC